ACCCAGCACCCGGGTGTTGGCGAACGTGCAGCGCACTGGGAGGGCGGCGCAAAGCAGAGCTTCGACCAAGGTATGTACAAGGCCGATCTACTCCTGTTTGTCAAACAGGCGGATTACGGCCCCATGCCGAAGAACGATAAGCTCATAACGCTGGACAAGAAGCGGGATTACAAAATCAAATCCTGCTCCCTGAAAGCTGGTATGTACCGCATGGAGCTTGAGAGGGTGAGGTAAATGGCGTATTTCAAAACTGGTTACGATGCTTCCGCCATGACGGTTTCCGTCAATGATGAGGAGGTGTACCGGGCACTCGGCGTTCTGGCAGATAAGGCACCGGCGGCGTTGAAGGTGGCGGTCAACACCACCGCACGTCAGACGAGAAAGCTCATGCTGCAGGAAGTCAAGAACCGATACGACCTCAATGCTGCCGGAAAGCGCATGATTGAAGACCTGCGCCAGCGTCAGAAAGCGACCAACCGCCGCCCTGCGGCGATCCTTGCCATTATGAAGAACGACCCCGGTGCATTCCGGGCGGACTTGGGCTATTTCCGAACCAGCCCCACAAAACCCTACATGGGACCGTCTGTCCGCAATGCGCCGCCGTTCTTTCAAGCGCACGTCCTGAAAGGCAGCCCGATGATAGACCTCGGCGGAACCAGCGAAAAGAGCAAAGGCTTTCTTGTGAAGTTCAAGTCGGGGCACGTCGGTATGGTGCAGCGTCAGCTCGGCGTACCTGCGGATAAGGACTACACGGAGAGCGGCAAGAAACGCTGGAAGCCAAACGAGAAGCTGGCAACGCTGTCCAGTCCCTCTGGCTCTGCAATGCACCACACCGTGTGGGAGATGCAGGAGCAGACGGTGGAGCAGATGTTGCAGCAGAACACGGAACGCCGTGTCCGGCAGCTGATCGCCAATGCCAAGAGAAAGGGCGTGATCTGATATGGCAGAGAAAATCGCAGGCTATACCAGCGAGATGTGCCAACAGGCCATGATCGACGAGTTGAAAGAACTGTTTCGGGATATGAAGTTCAACGGGCAGGAAAGCCCGAAGTCCTTGCAGATTTTCAAACAGTTCCTTCCCATCCAAACCAATGACGACGATGATGTGGACACAAACGATTCCATGTACCCCTGCATCATCGTGATTGAGACCAGCGGTGAGCAGAACAATGAGCAGGACCCGCAGCTTGTGCTGATCCAGCTCGTGATCTGCTGCTATGACCGTGGGACAGACCG